CCAATGCCTGAAGAATGAATAATTTAAAAAGTGTAAGAATGGATGACCATAATTTATTATTAGCGTTAGCTGGTATTATATCAGCATTTGGAGTAAAGGAAGTTTGGGCAATTATCCAAAAGAAAATGGATATAGGTGCAAAGAAAGATGAACGTGAAGAAAGTTTATATACTAAACAGATTGAAATTCTTACTAATAAAATAACACAACTTGAAACTAAAATAGAATTACTTATTGAGGAGAATATTCAACTAAGAGTTAAAGTTGTTAAGATGGAAGCACGCTTGATTAATAGTGCAAAAAAAAAAGTAAATAGAAAAAGAGATGAGAAAAGTTAATAAGATAGTTATTCATTGTACCGCTACAAGAGAGGGAAACAATGTAAGTCCAGCTACTATTAAAAGGTGGCATTTAAACAGAGGTTTTTCAGATATAGGTTATCATTATATTATTGGTATTGAAGGTAAAATAAATGCTGGTAGACCAGTATCTCGTTCAGGAGCTCACGTTAAGAACGGAAATAGCGACAGCATCGGAATCGCATACACGGGTGGCTTAGATTCTAACGGTAAAGCAAAAGATACAAGAACAGAAGCACAAAAAGCATCATTAATTAAAATACTTAAAGTATTAAAAAACATTTATCCACAAGCAAGTATTCACGGACATAGAGATTATTCTCCTGACAAAGATGGCGATGGAGTTGAGGAACACGAATTTATGAAAATGTGTCCTTGTTTCTCAGCAGAAATTGAGTACCTTGAGCTACAACCAAAATCTTTTAAACCAAAATCAAAAAAAGCAAAGGATAAAATAAATGGAAAAAAATCAAACTAACTTAGAGGACTTAATTAAGAAAATGGAAAACTTACCTGTGCCAGAACGCACTTGTAATATTGATGATGAAACTTGCGAAAGCTGTTCTGGATGAAGAAGCTAAAAGATACCAAAATAGGTTTATTATTAAAAGAGAAAGCACCTAAAATATTAGAGCTTATTGGCGATGTGTTGCCTTCGAACGGTACTATGGGAATATTAAAAAACATTATTTCTAAAGACCCAGATTTAACACCAGAAGAAAAAGCAGAATTACATAATAGAGTTATAGAACTATACAAATTAGAAGTAGCAGATAGAGATTCAGCAAGAAAAAGAGAGATTGAAATTACTAAAGCTGGTGGTAATGACTGGATGATGAATGTTACTGGTGTTGTTGGTTTGTCTTGTTTTATGTTTGTAGTTTATGCAGTTGTATATATACCAGATGTTTTACATAATGAATTATTTGTTCATTTAATGGGTATGGTAGAGGGTGTTGTTATTGGCAATATCTTTGCTTTTTACTATGGCACAAGCTCAAAAAAGTAGTAAATAATTTATTTTTATTATATTTAACAAAATTGTTAAATGAAATCACACAAAAAAAGGTGGAAAGATTCAGGTAATCCACGTTACCGCCTCAACACTGACGAAGCACAAATTATAAATGATTATAGAAGGTTAAAACAAGAAGCACAAGCAGAAGGTTTAAACCCAAATGATATTCATAGTGGTTGGATAAAGAACAAAAAAGCCAGTTTATATTTTAAGAATCCTAATTTTAATAAAAACGATTTAAAAGAGTTTAAGAAACAATTATTAAGCGACCTTAAAGAATACTCTCCAAACTTTCAAAAGCTCGTTAAACCTAAGGTAAACGATGGCCACTGCTTATTAATATCGCCAGCTGATATACATATTGGTAAATTATGCAAATCTTTTGTAAGTGGTGAAGAATATAATAAACAAATAGCAGTACAAAGAACTTTAGAAGCTATTGATGGTATATTACAAAAAAGTAATGGTTTTAATATAGATAAATTAATACTTTGTATAGGCAATGATGTAATGCATATTGACACACCAAGTGGCGGTAAAACTACGAGAGGAACAGTTCAGGATGTTGATGGAATGTTTTTTGAGCATTTTCATATTGCAAAAAGATTATATATTAATATTATAGAAACCTTAGTTAGTTTCTATCCAGATTTACACGTTGTTTATAACAGTAGTAACCACGATTACTTGACAGGTTTTTGCTTGGCTGATACAATAGCAACTTACTTTAGAAATAGTAAAAATATAACTTTTGATATTAGTTTACAACATAGAAAGTATTATACTTATTATGATAATTTAATAGGTTCTACACACGGAGATGGTGCTAAATGGGATCTATTACCATTACTAATGGCTGATGAGTGTTCAGAATGGAGCAGAACTAAATACAGGTATATGTTTACACATCATATTCACCACAAGATAGGTAATAAGGATTTAGTAGGTTGCACACTCGAAAGTTTTAGAAGTCCATCACCAGCAGATTCTTGGCATCATAAAATGGGTTATACCTCTTCTAATAACCAAGCAATAGAGGGTTTTATATTCTCTAAACGTAATGGCCAAGTAGCCAGAATCACACATTTATTTTAGAATTAACATTTGATTGTTAATAAAGTTTTTAGTGTGTTTTGTAATTTGTAATGTATTTATATATATATTTACAACCATAAACTTAAAAACATATATTATGAAAAAAAATACACGTGATTTGTCTTGTTTTGATTTAACACAAGAAAGATATAGTCAAGAAAACTTACTTAATAGAAATTTAGATTTAGGGTCGAAACTTGAAGATTGGGAGACAATAAATGAAGATTTAGAATTTGAAATAAAAGAATTAAAAAAAATGCAAAAAGTAGAAATATCACTTAATGAGTATAAACTATTATACAGAATTAAATTACTTTCAGAATCTACATTAAATGCAAAATCGAATAATAAGCAAGTACAATTACAAGAAGTAATAAGAGATTATAATTATAAACACGATAAATACTAAACAAATAAAAACAAACAATTATGAGCAGACAAATATCATACACAACAAGAACCTTTTACGTGCCAGCAAATAAAATAGAAACGCTGGTAAAGTTTCAAGGTAAATGTAAAGAGAATGGACATAAGTCCTATTCTGAAGTATTACTTAGTTTAATGGAGAAATATAATGAGCAATGATACATTATCCTCATCCACATAACGAACAGCACCACAACGATAATATTAACCATTGGTGGGCATATGAAACTAACAGATACTTGCAAGATAGATTACGCAACTTAGTAATAAGAGCTAATTGGAACAAGCGAATTATCTGTAGAATACACCTAACAGCAAACGATTTAGAAATACATCGTCACAGATTTGAAAGGTTTATTACACAATTAGAAAACATTGACAAGCAATTAAAAACAATTGCAATGCAATACAACGAACAAAGAATGAATAAATTAAAAACTATATTTACTAAAATTAAAAACTATGAAAATTAAAGAATTAGCACAAAAATATAATTTATCAAAAGATGACTTTTGGGAATTAAAAAGAGGTACACGTTCAATGTGGATAATAACTCACGATGCTTGCGAAAAGATAGCAGCAAAAGAAAACATACAATTTGGCGCGCCAACTATATACAGAGATAGCAACCAAGATGTAGCAATAGTAGGAGATGCAAAAAGAGGAAACAAAGTTATTTGGAGTACTGGTGAAGCATCACCAAAAAATTGTAAAGCTCCTTATATGTTTGCAATGGCTGAGAAACGCTTAAAAGATAGATTAATACTAAAATTAATTAACGCTTACGAATATGGTATTTATTCAGATTCTGAAGCAGATAACTTCAAGAAACAATGATAGAAACAAATATTACAGAAATAGCAACGCTAATTATGACAAGCGTATTTTTTGGAATTGTTTTAGCTATGGCTATCAATACCTATTCAAAATAAATTAAACTATATATTATGAAAAATAATCACTTGAGTTACTCGGCTTTATGCCAGTTTAAAAAATCTCCTAATCATTTATTGGCTTACTGGAACAAAGAATTAAAAACTACAGATGCAATGCAGTTTGGAACTATAATACACAAGATGTTATTAGAACCAGATACATTTACTAAAGAGTTTGCAATCTTTGAAGGTGCAAGGCGAGCTGGTAAACAATGGATTGAGTTTAAAGAACAAAACGAAGGTAAAACGCTAATTAAACAACAAGAATTAGATGATGCAAACAAGATAATTAACAATGCAATGTTACACCCAGTACTAACTGAAATGATGCAGAACAAAGAAGCAACAGAAATTAAGTTAGAATGGCAACATAAAGATATTAATTTTAAAGGCTTTGCAGACCTTCTAACAACGTTTAACGGTAGAAAGTGTGTAGTAGATATAAAAACCACTAATGATGCTGGAAAACGCTTTGAACGTGATTTATACTATAATGATTATAAAATGCAATTAGCAATGTATCAAGACCAATACGACAAAGATACTGATGCTTACATTGTAGCAATAGAAACTACAACTCCATTTAATGTACAGATATATAAATTAGATGATAGTTTATTATTTAAAGGTTGGATGGATTATGATTATTATACAGATAAATTTAAAGAGTGGAATGGAGAGCCTGAAGGTTACTCAAGTGATATTGTAGAAGTAAAAACAGAAACAGAAGAAATATTATGAAAAAACTTGCAATCATAGGTGGTTTATCTTTAATGACTGCTGGAACAACTAATATGTTGTGGCATAAGCAGAAGTTAAATTTAAATCCTAATACATTTGCAATAGCTACAGGAGGGTTTTTTGTAGCTGTAGGAATAACATATAGATTTTAATGATTAAAAAAGAATGGCATTTTATGTCAGATTATAAACAACAAAAACAAATAACAATGGATAAAAAAGAAGAAACAATATATTGTGGAAGTGGTAAAGTTATGAATCCAAAGTGGCTTAAAGTAACTATTAATCCAAGTAAAATCGCTGATTACATACAAGAGTATAATGGCAACAAATTCATCAAGCTAAATATTAATTTAAAAGATGAAGCTGACCAATATGGCAAAAATGTAAGTATTAGTGTAGATACTTGGAAACCAGATGCAGAAGCACCTAAAGCTGAAGCAAGTAGTACTTCAAACGATTTACCCTTTTAAGTATTATGAAACAATCAAAAATCTTAACCGCATTGGGTTTGAGTTCGTTGGATGTACAAAATATGTTGATGAACGGTTACACGATGCCAGAGATAGCAAAGAAGTATAATATTACTTATATTTCATTGGTGCAGGCATTTAAAATCCAAAAGAAAGATTTTAAGTATATTGATTATATACAACCAAAAGAAGAAGTGAAGGATATTAAAAACGTATCCTTCGCTTTTGATAAACTATACACAGAAGAATCACTTAATGAAAATGAATTATTAGCATATTATAAATACGAACAAAAAAACAAAGCATATTATGAATGATAAAATTAAAAACAAAATAAAAAAAGAATTAGATAATTTAACATTTGATGAAAAAGTTAAATATATAAATGATATAAAATTTTTTTTACATCAAAATAGTCCTTTTAAAAATGAACCTGTAGATTATGTTTCTTGGGTTAAATCTGAGGATGTAGTTTCAAATGATTACAACCCAAACAAAGTAGCACCACCTGAAATGGAGCTTTTAGAAGTTTCAATAATGAATGATGGTTATACACAACCAATTGTTACTTGGGATAATCACGAAAAAAATAAAATTGAAGTTATTGATGGGTTTCATAGAAATAGAGTTGGTAAAGAATCAAAAATTATAAATAAAAGAATTAATGGTTATTTACCTGTTGTTAACATAAGAAAAGAACAATCAAGTAAAAATGACAGAATTGCTTCAACAATAAGGCACAACAGAGCAAGAGGTAAGCATCAAGTAAATGCAATGAGTGAGATAGTTGTTGAATTAAAAAACAGGAACTGGACAAATAAAAGAATATCAAAACAATTAGGAATGGATGAAGAAGAAGTTTTAAGATTATGCCAAGTAAGTGGATTAGAGCATTTATTTAATGATAAAGATTTTTCACAAGCTTGGGAATCATCTGATTATATAGAAACTAATTACGAATTATTGACTGATGATGTAAGTGATGTTATTGACTTATATAAGATACCACTTGAAGATGATAAAGAAAGAATTTTTCATACTTACGATAAATGGGAATGTTATAAAGCTGGTTTTTATAAAAGTAAATTAGAAAACTTATCTCATAAAGATTGTGAGGAAAAGTTTATTGAAATAATGACAAATGAAAAATTATTTAGTAATGCTTTAAATAGAGTTATAAGTGAATGGAAATATAGCTGTGAACATTACCTAACAAATAAAGCAATGAATAGAATTGCTTGGTTAGGTCAAGCTGCAGTTTGTATATCTTCAGGTGTTCCTTCAAAATATTCTACTGCTTGGGGTAAATTAAATGTAGAAGAACAAAACACAGCTAATAAAATAGCTGATAAGTATTTAAATATATGGTTAGATAAAAATAATTTATCAAAAGTAAATTTAGAAGAGGGTTTAAATATTAACAGACAAATTGAATTATATTAATTATGGCGACAAAATTTTACATAAATAAAAATGTTTTAGAAGCATCAAAAGAAAGAATAACTAAAATTTTTAATGATTTTGAAAAATATTATATAAGTTTTTCTGGTGGCAAAGATTCAACAGTTATGACACATTTAGTTTTAGAAGAAGCAAAAAAAAGAAATAAAAAAGTTGGATTATTAATAATAGATTTAGAAGCTCAATATAAAAATACAATAGAACATATTGAAGAAATAATAGAAAAATACAAAGATAATATTGATTTACATTGGTTTTGTGGTGAGTTATTATTAAGAAATGCTGTTAGTGATTTTCAGCCAAAATGGGTTTGTTGGGATAATGATAATAAAAATATTTGGGTAAGAGATAAACCAGATAAGGCAAGTGATTTATCTCAATATGATTTTTATGTTCCTAAAATGGAATTTGAAGAATTTATGGTTTTATTTGGTAAATGGTATGCTAAAGATAAATTAACCGCTGGGTTTATTGGAATAAGATCTGATGAAAGTTTACATAGATATAGAGCGATAACATCTAATAAAAAAAATCTTACACATAACAATTATAAATGGACTACAAAACTAAGTAAAACCTTATTTAATGTTTACCCTATATATGATTGGAGAACTGAAGATATATGGATTTTTCATTCAAAATATAAAAATTTATGTCATAATAAAATTTATGATTTAATGACAATGGCAGGTGTTAAACTAAGTAATCAAAGATTATGTCAACCTTATGGTGATGACCAAAAAAGAGGATTATGGTTGTATCATATTATAGAAAGCGATACTTGGTATAAGCTTTTAAATAGAGTTAGCGGTGTTAATAGTGGTTCACTATACATTAATGAAAAAGGTAATATTAATGGTTATAATAATGTTACAAAACCAAATAATCACACTTGGGAAAGTTATTGTAATTATTTACTTAAATCATTACCAAATAAAATGCAAAGTCATTATAAAGAAAAATTTAAAAAGTTTATAGTTGGATGGAAAAAAAGAGGGTATAAAAAAATACCTGATGAAGCTCCACACGATTTAGAGGTAAAGTGTTGGGCTCCATCTTGGAAAAGAATGGTTAGATGTATTTTAAGAAATGATTACTATTGTAAAGGATTAGGTCAAACACAACCTAAATCTGAAGCATACGAAAAATATAAATCAATTAAATATAAAAGAAAAATAGAATCTGAATTATGAATAAAGAAATCGCAAAAGAATTAAATAAAAAAGCTAATTACATAGCAGAATTATATTCAAATAAAGAAAGGGAAGGTAATTATAATAATGAAAATTTTAAAGTAAAAGAAGCAATACCAACCTCTGACCATACTGCTACTGTTATAATGGAAAAGAATACAGGAAAGTTAGCTGCTTATTTTTTTTATTATATTAATCGCGGAAAAAGCAAAGGTTGGAAATATTTTGTGCCAACTGATTCACATATTACTGGTATGAGAGCTTTTGAATATTATAAATTACAATGCGAAAGAACAAACTACAAACACAATTTTTAATCAAATTATATTATGAAAGAATTACCATACTTTAAATTTTATCCTAATCAATGGATAACAGGCAGTATATCATTTATGGACTTAGATGTACAAGGTGCATTTATGAAAGTCTGCTGCTACTACTGGAGTAAAGAATGTAACGTAACAAGAAAACAAATTAAAACATTAATACCTAAACAATGGAGTACATTGTTAGATGCTGAGCTATTTAAGATAGAAGAAGAAGCTATTAGTATTAAATGGTTGGATGAACAGTACCAGCAACGATTAATAGAACATAAGCGAAATGTAAGCAACGGTAAGAAGGGGGGCTTAAGCAGGGCTCAAGCATTAAGAAAAGAAAAGAAAAGAAAAGATAATTACGCAAATGATAATTTATTAAAAGTAAATGATGAAGTGCAAAAACTTCTTGACCAATGATATTAGAAGATAAAGCCACAGTACCATATTTAAAAGCATTTAAAGAAGGTAGAATTAAAAAAGGTGTTGGTATTGGTTGTTTATTAGATGATTACTTTCTTTATAAGAATGGTAACTTTAATATGTTTCTTGGTTTAGATAATGTTGGTAAAACTAATTTTATATTATGGTACTTAACAGCACTAAGTAAAATACACGGTAAGAAGTGGTGTATCTGGTCAGGAGAAAACAATGCTGGACAACTGAAACGTGATATTATACAAATGTGGACAGGTGAAACAATTAAAGATTTAAACGAATATTTATTTTACCACGATGAAATAAGTAAGTATTTTAAATTTATTGATAATAGAAAACTTTACAATCATAAAGAACTATTAAAGATATTTGAAGCAGAAGAATGTGATGGATGTTTTATTGACCCTTATACTGGTATAAACCACGATAGAAGAATATCACAATTTGAAAGAAACTATCAAGTTTGTAATGATGTAAGAGAGTTTTGCAACAAGACAGGTAAAACAATGTTTATTGCAATGCATCCACAAACAGAAGCTGCACGGCGTGTATATCCACCAGACCATCAATTAAATGGACATATACAACCACCAAGAAAAGCGGATTGCGAAGGTGGGCAAGTGTTTCCAAATAGAGTAGATAATTTTATTTGTTTACATAGATTGATTTCACACGATAAACTTTGGATGATGACAGAAGTTCACGTATATAAAATAAAAGATAAAGAAACAGGCGGTAAGCCAACAATGTTAGGAGAGCCACTAAGATTTGATTACAATAGTGGTTTAGGATTTACAATTGGTGGTAATAACGTATTAAAACAAAAAAAATGAAGATATTAAATTTATATGCTTGCTTAGGTGGTAACCGTTACAAGTGGGATGAAGTTACAGATGTAGAAGTTACTGCTGTAGAATTAGACACAGAAGCTGCGAGATTATACCAAGAGAGATTTCCTAATGATAAAGTAATAGTAGCAGACGCACACCAATATTTATTAGACCATTACAAAGAGTTTGATTTTATTTGGAGTTCACCGCCTTGTCCAACGCATAGTAGATTTCAAATTTCTATGAAAACAAAAAGAAAAATGAAATATCCAGATATGAAATTATATCAAGAAATTATATTTTTAGATACTTTTTTTAATGGTAAGTATTGTGTAGAAAATGTAATTCCTTACTATGAACCATTAATTCCAGCAAAAAAAAGAGATAGGCATTTATATTGGACTAATTTTAATTTACCTAATGTATTAAGTGAAAGAAAAAGTCCTAATATGGCAGCACAAAAAGAAGGAAGAGAATTATATAAAAAATTAAATAAAAAAGTTTTTGATGTTTTTTGTGAATACCACGATTATGATTTTAAAAAATATAAAGGTAAACAAGATGTAGGAAAAATGTCAAGAAACTTAGTAGACTATGAAGCTGGTAGAACCATATTAGAAACAGCAGTAGGAATAGTAAGAAAACAAAATGTAAACCAAACAGAATTATTTTAAAACAAAAAAAATGAGATACACATATAATGACATAGAAAAGTTTTTAGAGTTTAAAACTTGGACTAACAAAGATAAAATTGATAAATTACTTGAAATAGATTGTAGTTTATATGCACATCTTGGAACTGATTCTACTAAAGCAGAGAAAGAAGAAGTTAAAAGAAAAAGCATAGATATATACAGAACCATAAAAACATTAGATAAAAAACTTGGTGATGAATTACTTTACTCTGAAGATTTAAAACAATGACAGATTTAGATTATACAATAACAAAGAACAAATTAGAAATACTGCTTCTAAAAGCTCAAGAAGGTTTAAAGAGTGGTAAAGTAACACAAAGTAAATTGGAAGCGGTAGAAACGCTGCAAGATAGTTTAAAATGTATGTTGGAGCTGAGGTTAATTGTTGATGAAATGAAAAACAAACAAACATTATTAACAATGCAAAATGTAAAAGCATATAAAGAAACTGCTGAACTTAAGAAAAAATTTAATACATTTAAGAAATGAAAACTATATTATTAATGTTAATACTATCACACATAACCAGTTTTATCTCTGGTTCTTTAATTGTTGTAATAATAAAAAGATATTTTGAAAAGTAAAAAGAGAACATTAAATGAATACAGACAAACGAAGGACTCTCACTACCGTAGTGATGATTCTCCTATTGAGTACAACATTGCTTTGTTGTGTAGAATATATACTAATGATGCTGAACTTGGAGCAATAGTTAGAAAACATTTCCAAAAAATATGAGTTTAAACGCAAATCAAAAAGGTAAAAGATTCGAGTTAAAAATTGCAAAAGATTTAGCTAAGAAGTTTGATACTAATATAAGAAGAACACCAAACAGCGGTGGATTAAGTATTAAAGGTGATATTATGACTACAAGTGGAATACTATCTGAATATAGCTGGGAGTGTAAAAACCAAGAGAAACTTAATATTTGGAAAGCATTAGAACAAAGTGAAGGAGATGCAAGAGGCACACTAAAAACACCTGTAGTAGTATTTACTAAGAACTTTGAAAATGATTACATTGCTTTAAAATACGATGATTTTGTAAATATACTTCTTGAATTAGATGAGTACAGAAGTAAATAATATATTACACATCTTAGTTAGAGATGAAAAAACTTGGCTATCTATGGCTGAGGAAATAACCAGCAACAGTAAAATACCAGCAAAAGATTTATTACACGACTTTTATATTGCTTTACATAGTAAAATTGATAGTAAAAAAGTAAAAATTAATGATATTCTGTATAACGATTCTTTAAATAAAGCGTTTATATATAAGATGATGCATAATATATTCATTGATACAATACGAGTTGATAAAGATTTACTAATAGATAAAGACCTTAAAAACATTATAGAAGCAGACAATACAAAGTATGTAGATATAGAGAAAGTTGTTGATGATATAGTAAATGAATTCTACTGGTTTGATAGAAAGTTATTTA